TTGAGAAATGCTATTTACAAATATGATCCGCGTATGCATCAATACACGTCCACAGAGCTTTATATTGTACGGTATCGCACCGGGCCCTAAATAGGGTTCTAATTAGTATGAGTTTTCTTTACGATGTTCCTGGGACAAAGAAACCAAGAACAGGCAAGTAACTACCCCATACTGAACAGTTGGTTCATGACGATGTTCAGCGCCAGTATTCACTATTTGAATTCCTGAATACGGGAATGAGTGCGGTTAACGCCGGCACCCAAGGCGGAGTCACAAGTGACTTATGGTCTGGGCCAAGCATTACGCTCGCAAAAGCGATCAAGCTGGTCCTCATAAGTCATAAGCTCACCAACCAATCCGGTAAGACCGGTTTGGTGAGCAACCTTGTGCAACTCATCACGACGACGATCATAAATCTCACGACCATACTCAAAATATTCATCCATAGCACCAATAATAGCTTCAGCAGAATGCTGTTGCTCAGTGATAGCTTCAGATTTCAAATGAGTATGAAGTGATTTAGAAATCGAATTCTCGTCGAGACGAGCACGGTAAAGGTTCAGTTCCGGGTCCCACACAGCATCACGCTTGAGGAATCCCGCATCAGAACCGTTAATGAAAGGTACAGATTCAGCCTCCTTATCAGCCATAGTATACGTAATGCCAGCATCCGCTAAGACGGCAGCAATACGAGTATGGTTGTAAGCATCGAATCCCTTCTTAACAGACATGATATTATCATCTCCATAAGTCATAAGGGAAACAACTTGGTTGAATCGAGGAACCTTCCACCAGCCCTCAGCCTTGGCAATCTCAAAATAGCAATATCTCATGTAAAGAGAATTAACCATTGAATTAATAACCACGGTAAGAGGGTGACCAGAAGGATTGGAGCCAAAGAATTGAACAATGGTTCCAAAATAGTCGTAAGTAGGATTAGAAATCTCAGCAGCAAGTCCACGCATGATCATAAGATCACGCTCGTCATACTTTCCAGACTTCTCAGCAATAGTGATGAGAATCTTG